TAACTCCATTCTGTGGGAGATAGTAGTGCTTGACAGTATATCCAGTATCGATGAGATCTTCATCACCCTCAAAGACATCTCCCTGCTCATCTTGATATTCAAAGAGTTCGCATTGTAGTTTGAATATGTAACCCTTACCTAACTGATAGAATGGTTCTTCATGTTCTACAAACTTGATCTCAAAATAGTTACTGCTAAGTGGGAAGTAAATGAGATCTCCCTCTTGAGGTCTCTCTCCTACTTCTACATCTTTATCTAACAATAAGAACTGAGAAATTAAATCTGAAAATCTTTGCTGTGAGATCACCATTGTAATCTCGTCTGTTTGTCTGATTCCAAACTTAGTCAGTAAGTCACCGCCACCTTGAAATCCTTCGTTGTTCTCTAGGTATGCTTCAATGATGTATGAATCATCAAACTCAGAAATAACTTCCTCATTGAACACGCCATCCTTTCTAATAAGTTGTCTAGGAATGTATAGAATATCCATTCCAAACATCTTAAGATACTCCTCCACAAGGTTCTGCTGAAGGAATTGTTCGTTGCGAGTGCCGTGTGTGAAGAATACGTTTCTCATCCGATCATATCCATTGGTGGGAATTCATGACTAGAAAGCATTTCGTCCTCAAGTTTCTGGACTGCTTCTTTGCCCTCATTGTAAATAAATTCACCATTCATAGTGATGCCACCAGGTAACTGTGCTCCCTGGAACTTAATTAAGTTGGCACCCCATTGTCTACGAATCAATGCAGTAAGATAACGTTTGACCCAAAGATCATTGTATACTGCAGCAAAGTCAGATGGATCAACTGCACGATAACAATCGAGAACTAAGAAGTCTCCATCTGCAACATCTTCTTTAAAGTCGATGTCAAGATATAAACGGTCACCACGCATCTGATATCTAACTTGTTTTTGACCCTCAAGTAAGAAGTAGATATCTTCCAATCTGCGATTGACCATCTCATATGTCAGGATCTCTGTGTTTGTAAGATCCCAAAGATCATTCAGTCTCCACTGATAGCGAACGTCAAACAAGTTAGTAACGTTCTTAGAAACAAAATCAAATACTTTGACTACGCCTGTGATATAGTCTGGAAGTTTGATATAGTTGTTCTGAGTTTTATATGTAATACTAGTACCTGCTGATGTTGCACTGGTAACAGTTGTATCAGTATCCGTAGTCATGGTGTCAATAACAACCTGTGACATAGGAACTTTCAGGAAGGTTCTGATGTAACCATCCATGTGACGCTCATTGTAATACTGGATAGCGTCATCTACCAGATCAGAAATCTGATCATCATCGACATTGATTTCTAATACAGGTGCACCGAGTTGACGCAGAGCGTAATCAATCAGTTCCTGCCTGGTGCTAGGTTGTGCCATGTTTACTGTGGATTGACGTTGAATCTGATGCGTACATAATATGTAGTGTCAGCGCTCAGGTTTACACTGTTCGGAAGTGTATATGATGTAAGGTTTGCAGTGTTACCAAGAGACTGGTGCACAATGCTAGAGAATGCAATATTTGGTGAGAACTGCCAGTCACTAGAGGTATGTACATAACCAGACTTGATCTGTGCAGCATCAACATTAACTGTTGGATTAAATGCTGGTGTGATAGTCTGAATGTTTGGTTGATCAACAAATGGTGTAGTAAAGTTTGCTTGAGTGGAGTAAGCACTCTCAAGACCATTGTTATCTCTAAACTTGACCTGTACATAATATGCAGTATCAAAATCTAGGATTCCACTAGAAACTGTGAAACTAGTTTTGTTACCAGTGTCACCTTGAACAAACGTTCCTGCAGTGTCATAGACAGTTACGTTATCTGCAGTTCTTCTAATTCTCCAGAAACTAGAGAAGTGTGTAGATCCAGCATACTCAGAGACAAACGCGGTTGTTGTGATAACTGGTTGTCTAGAGAGAGTTCTGTTTGTATCTGGATCAACAAAAGGAGTTACCTGAGATGGTGCAGATACGAATTCAGATTCATTAACTGTCAGAGTTGCTGCTGAAGAAGTTACTGTTGTTGCAGCAGGGTTGGTAAGAACACAACGGAATTGTTCCGATGGTGTAGTTGGGTATGTTGTAGCAGGTGTAGTATACGATACTCCGTTTGCACCATTGATATTAGACCATGCACCACCACCATTGGTTGAGATTTGCCACTGGTATGTGATAGAATCACTAGTGATTGTTGCTGCAATAGTAAAGGTTGCTGTGGCACCTTCAATAACCGCAGTGTTTTGTGGTTGCGTGGTGATGTTAATTACTCGCAGAACGGTTTGAGTTGCGTAAGCTGATGTTACATCAGCAGCAGCACCAACCAGGGAAACTACAACTCTATAAAGATCATTGTTGTCATCAGCATAAACCAACGTAGGTGTTGTGTATGCTGCAGATGTTGCTCCACCAATTGGATTGTAGTTGATCCCACCATCATCTGATCTCTCCCATTGATAAGTAGGAGTGCCACTACTTTGAGTTGTAGTCACATTATATGTGGATGTGCTACCCTCATCGCCAGTTTGGTTTGCAGGATCTGTCTGGATGCTGAGAGTTCTCTCTACAGTTAGAATTGCTACATTTGTGTAAGCAGGACTTGCTGCACCGACAGCATCAATTTCGCAACGATATTCATCTTGATTGTCATCAGCATATGTTAGAGTTCCAGTTGTGTAGGATGCATTAGTTGCACCTGGAATATCAGACCAGTTAACACCAGCGTTATCAGACTTCTGCCATTGGTATGTGACATTAGGTTCATGATCACTAAAACCACCAGCAAACTGTTCATCAGAACCACCGCCACCACCACTAGGAGTGGTGAAAGATTCTGTATCGAACGAAGAAGATGCAGCATTACCACCGATCGGTGTCATTGTGGTGTCACCGAGAGTTGTAAACGTAGCAGTTGTTCCTTCATCTACAGTAGCATCTGAAGGTTGTGATGTGACAACAGGAGTTACTGTCTCGACCTGTAAAGTTGCAGCGTTAGATGGAACCGTAGTTGCACCTGGAGCAGAAAGCAAACAACGGAATTGATTGTTGTCGTATGCAGAATCTAATGTAGGTGTTGTATATGAAGATGCAGTAGCACCAGTAATATCACTCCAGGAAGAACCTTGGGTGATAGATCTCTGCCACTGATACGTGATATCTCCAGCGTCATTATCGGAAGTATTACCAGCAACACCGAATGTTCTGGTGCCACCGATTGCACCTGTGGTACTAGTTGGTTGAGATGTAATATTGATGGTTCTAGTTACATTCAACAATGCAGAGTTTGTGAATGTTTCAGTAGCACCAGTTGCATTCAATTTACAGCGATAACTATCACCGAAATCTGCATCGTAGGATGTAGTTCCTGTTGTATAGGATATAGTGGTTGCACCACCAATATCTGACCAAGTAGAAGTTCCTGCTTCTTGTTTTTGCCACTGATAACTAATTGTTGCAGTATCTAATGTACTAGCAGCGGTTGTAAATGTTGCTGCAGCAGGTGCTACTGGTTGTTGATCTGTCGGTTGTGTAGAAATTGTGATGACACGGAATACTGTTAGTTGTACAGAGTTCGTGTATGATGGAGCAACCGCTGTGTTAGTATCAAGTTCACAGCGGAAGTAGTATGCATTTTTTGCAAAATCATCATCTACTGTTAGTGTCGCTGTAGTTGCTCCACTGTAACCACCAGCATTAGTAACGTTAGACCAGGAAGAATTATCCTGACTGACTTGCCACTGATATGTGATGAGAGATCCATCTGAACTTGTACCAGCAACTGGACCGAATGTTGCTGTACCACCAGATCCTGCTTCTACGCTAGCAGGAGATGGTTGTGCTGTAATTGTGACAATAACACCAGTTCCTAAAGTAGTGAAACTGTATGAGCGAGCATTTTGTGTAGTCTGCTCGGTTACTGTGATGTTGAAAGTGGTATCGAGGTAATCGGCAGTAACAGTACCAGATAGTACGCCAGTAGAAGTATCAAAAGTAAGACCGCTAGCACCAATAGAATCTCCAGAAAGCGCGTAGTTTTCAAAAACTGGTTCATTTGCAAATGTTCTCAAAACGGATGCACCAAGATCTATATTGACGCTATCTCCATTACTATATCCAGCTCCACCAATGGTTCCTGCAGAAGTTGCCCAGGTGATGCTTGTATCAATGAATGGATAGAATGCACCAAGAGATTTTGTGATAGTATCGGCAGTAGATGTAGGTTCAAAGTCAACACCAGTATCTACTGGAATATATTTAACGTTAGTATATGAACCTGTGCCTTGACCCTCTTGTACATCAGTCTGAGATCTTAGGGTTGTACCTGTTGCAACTACACCGTCTTGTGCTTCATGGTTTTTATCTGCAGACTTAATGATAGCAGCATAATTATTTGCACCACCACCAGTTGTAGTAGAACTAGAAGTAGCACCTGATGTTTGAATTGTAAGAGTATTGTTTACAGCGTCTTGTGCCTGGATAGTAAACCAACCTTCCTGAGATTCAGAAACAATATCAATGCCAGATCCAGTGTTGGTAACAGTAATGCTACCAATCATACCAGGATGACTACTACACTGATAATAATATGTTCCTGCAGTATTTGGTGTCCAAGAAACAGTTGCAGTGCCCGTAGAACCTTGACCTGTAGCAGTAGGAGTGCTTACGTTTGGACCACCATCACTATCTCTAAGATAGAATGGATGTGAACTAGATACACCACTGAGGTTGAAGTTGAGGGTATCACCTCTATTGCAAGTTACCGCTACGTTATTACCTGCAATGTTCCCACTTCTATCTGTACCAGATAAGTTGTATGCAGAGGAAGACGGTGCAGTTACAGTGATATTGAATGTAGTTGCAGATGCTCCACCAAGAGTAAGTGTGGTAAGACCACTGCTAGTTCTCAATTGTAACTGTTGTCCAACATTATTTAAGAAGTAACTAGAATCTGCAGAGTTAAAACTCATGACAACTAAGTCAGAACTTGCAGTAACTGCAAATGGATTTGTTGGTAGTTTTTTATCTACAATACTATTTGTTGGATAGTTTGAGTGTACACCTTTTGTGATGTCACCAGTGCTACCAAGTCCTCTAGCAAAGGTTTTAGAAAGTGCTGTCAGGGTATTTGTTGTCAGTGTATATCCATTACTGTCTGCCCATGCAGCAATAATACCTGTAACAATAGGACCAGAGAATGAGGTACCGTTAATTGTGGTATAATTAGATGTACTATTATATGGAGTATTTGTAGTCCAATCGTATTGCGGTACTAAAATGCCTGAACCTGGAGCAACTGTAGTTACACCAGAACCATAGTTGGAAAAGTCTGCCCATCTATCATTATAAGATGATGCTCCGACAGAAATTTTGTTTTGGTTGACATCTACATTATTGATTTGACCTGTAGATGTAGCATCAGCGTAACCAGCAGTTCTTGTACCAGCTACAACTTTGCCCATAAGAGGACCAGCAAATGCATCACTGCTGTTTTGGAATCCATTACCAGCAGATCTAACGAGCATGATATTTGCTGCAACTAGAGTGCTCTCCATATCATCGAGCATCTCTTCATCAGTACCGCTGTCATTGCCAGCGTCATTAAGTTCTACGTAAGGATAGTTTTGAGAAGGAATTGTTGGTCCAAAGGAAGCATTGATAACTGCTGCTCTGTTGTTGCCTTTGTAGTTTGCATTGCCGCTTGTATTGTGGTCAAGGACCTTCTGATAGGCGTCCAGGATAGCGGTGTAGGAAGCGCTGAGACCTGAGCTAAACGCTTTTAGGGCATAGATCTTCGCTTCTCTTGCAACGCCTGCTGTTCGTCCTGCAGAGCAGATAGCACAGTATGTACCATGACCATTGTCATCTTCATTTGTGCTATAAGGAGATGTATATCCTGCAACTTCAAATACCCTATAGTTTTGTTGTTCTGATGTACCGTTGAGATCAGATACAAAGTTTGGATCAAATAGTTCTGGATGCAGAGCAGCGTTGTTACCTGTTGGTCTACTTGCACCACGGACACCAGTGTCAATGACATAGATGTCTACTGTGTCACCATCAACAGTCGTACTGAACTCTCTGTTTAAATATTGTCTATCTTGCTTTGTAATTCTATCCAGGTGCCAATAGTCATGGATGTTGAGAGTTCCAAATCTATCAGGTGAAACCTGATACCTGCCCATACCTGGGTGATTGGTACAATAATAATAGAAGACTGATGGTGTGTTTATACCTACAACAATTCTGGTGTAAGATCCTGCACTACCTGCAGTTCCATTGACTGTTACACCTGTAGTATATTCAGTTCCTCCAGTTGTCCAAATACCATCTGGTATTTCTGAGAATCTGAATGGGTGAGTAGCATTACTGGAATCACTAGTGTCAAATGTATAGGTAGCACCTTGTACAAATCCACCGAATGAAGAATATCTACTATAGGTTCCGCCCTGGGTTTGGGAGAACACATAGAAATTCAAACCACCAATGTTCTGGACTTTTACGTAGAGTGTTCCAGATCCACTGCCAGTTAGGTTCCTTGTGTTGGTAACTGCATTAAGACCACCTTCGGAG